CCAGAGTTATTAGAGGCTTTGCAGGAGATTGTAGGGAATCACTACTTATCTGACAAAGCACAGTCAATGGCTACAAAGGCAATCGCAAAAGCCCTCGGTCAGCAGTAACCCACCGCACCAATACCAGATAACCACCCTATCGCTCACCTAGCGAGGTAACAATGAAATCAGAATATTACATCACTATGCGTGATTGCATGGCGGTGCGTATCACTACGCCTCAAGCACGTAAGAATAAACGTACAAGCCCATGGTTATTCAGTTTGGCTGTGATCATTGTGACAACCGTTGGCGTAATACCGACATTTGTAAGTTGAGGTGATTATGCAAATTTCATACAGCTACTCGAACGGAACTCGGGTAATACACGATAAAACAGTCATGGAATTTGACGAAAGTAGCAAGCTCAGTATTGAGACAGGAAGTTTCGCTGAGCTGGCCAAGTTAACGGAGATTGACTCAGTTGAGGCAATGGAATATGTGCTCGATTGTGACGATGAATCGCTTGAAGGGATTATCAATGCGATTGGCAAGGAAGCCTTTATTAACAGGATATTACGTGTTTCTAAGCTAAGGAGGGTTGCGTGATTACCAACACCTACGGACTCAGAAACGACTGGTACGAACGCCAAATGGAAAAGCAGGCGTTTATTAATTCTCAGGAAGAGAAAATATCAGTTGATGAGGTTATGGATAGCCTACCAGAAGAACTACTGTGCATGGATTTAGCAAGGAAGTTAAATCCGGTATTTGAAATTAGCCCTCAAGCGCTGGATGCCGTTTTAGACGGAATTAGAACAGCTATTCAGATTGGGATAGATAAAGAGGTTTTAGGATGAAACCCGGTATCCATTACAATATTTCAAATGAGGATTATCACCATGGATTAGGGATCAGTAAATCTCAGTTGGATTTAATAAGCGAAATGCCGGCCGAATATATTTGGAGCAAGAAAGCCCCTGTTGATGAAGAAAAAATAAAGGCATTGGATTTCGGAACTGCTATCCATTGTCTTTTGCTAGAACCAGATGAATACAGTAAGCGATACAAGATAGGCCCTGATGTAAATCGTAGAACAAACGCAGGGAAGCAAGAGGAAAAGGAATTTCTCGAAATGTGTGAAAAGGAAGGTATCACACCTATTACTTATGACGATAACAGGAAGTTGATGCTCATGAGAGATAGTGCAATGGCGCACCCTATCGCAAGATGGTGCTTAGAGGCTAAGGGAGTAGCTGAAAGTAGCATTTATTGGAATGATGAAGATACGGATATTCTTTGTCGTTGTAGACCAGATAAGCTCATTCAAGATCACCATTGGATTGTTGATGTAAAAAGTTCCGCTGACATTCAACGATTTGACCGCTCCATGTACGAATATCGGTACCACGTACAGGACTCTTTCTATTCCGATGGATATAAATCATTAACAGGCGAATCCCCTGTTTTTGTCTTTCTCGTTGTAAGCACGACTATCGACTGCGGTAGATACCCCGTTAGAGTTTTCAATTTAGACCAACAAGCAAAAGATATTGGTCGAACAATCTACAAACAAAATTTAAGAACGTATGCAGAATGCCTAAAAACGGATGAATGGGCAGGCATACGCACATTATCACTGCCCTACTGGGCTAAGGAATTAAGGAATGAGTAACCCACCATTAGCTCAAGCTGACTTACAAAAAACACAAGGTACAGAGGTAAAAGAAAAAACCAAAGATCAAATGCTGGTTGAGTTTATTAACAAGCCAAATATGAAAGCACAATTAGCAGCTGCGCTTCCTCGTCACATGACGCCGGATAGAATGACCCGCATTGTAACAACGGAAATCAGAAAAACTCCAGAATTAGCCAATTGTGATATGCAAAGCTTTGTTGGTGCAGTGGTGCAATGCTCGCAGTTAGGGCTAGAGCCGGGCAACGCACTTGGTCATGCATACATATTGCCTTTTGAGAAAAAAAGAAAACAAGGTAATCAGTGGGTAACTGTCAGGACTGATGCGCAGTTAATTATCGGCTACCGAGGAATGATTGATCTTGCTCGTCGCTCAGGTCAGATAGTAAGTATTTCGGCAAGAACAGTAAGACAAGGTGATAGCTTCCACTTTGAGTATGGGCTGAATGAAAGCCTAACACACGTACCGGGTGAAAATGAGGACTTGCCCATTACTCACGTTTACGCTGTCGCAAGGTTGAAAGATGGCGGTGTCCAGTTTGAAGTTATGACGCATAACCAAATTGAGAAAGTCAGAGCATCAAGCAAGGCTGGACAAAATGGTCCTTGGGTTTCTCACTGGGAGGAAATGGCGAAGAAAACCGTTATCCGTCGTTTATTTAAATACCTACCCGTCTCTATTGAAATGCAAAAAGCAGTCATTCTTGATGAAAAAGCAGAGGCTAATGTCGATCAGGAAAACGCCTCAGTATTTGAAGGCGAGTTTGAAGAGGTTAACCAAAGCGCCTAACCACCCTACCACCCGTTTAACCAAAGGATATAACCATGAAAAGTTTACACGGTCGTTGCATTCAGAGATGGAAGCAACGATTCAAGAGTGTTTGTGATTCTAAGGTTTCACCTTATTACAGAAAACGCGACTTAAAGGGATTTTGTCGTGAATGTGGCGTGATTACTGCTGACATGATGATTCTAAACATGGTAGAGGGTAATGCTCACGTTGATTTTGATGGTAAACGCCATGGATGGTCACCTGAATTTTCAAAGTTCTTTGATGAGAACAGAGAAAAATATATTACTGAAGCCCGTTTGTTTCTCAATGAAGAAGCCACTAATGACGAAATAGACGACTTAATCGAAGAAGAAATCTCTAATTGGAATTAGGGCTCAGTGCAAGGATGCAAACAGGAGATAGATATGAAATTAAAAAGTGGTGCTACGTCATGCCCTCATTGCGGTAACAACTACGCATTCTATGTATTGCACACAGCATCCGGTAGTGCCAGTTATTTTTATGGGTTCAATGGTGATGATGCAGATAACACTCACCTATGGGACGGGGTTAGGCTGAAGCCTAAAAAGACAGCTTTTTGTGGTGAGTGCCAGAGAAGTCTTGGCTCTGTTGTAGAAGATTAACTCGCAGGGATGCAATGAAGAGGAATGAATATGAATACCTTTACATACCATAATCAAATTATGAATTTCACATTACCAGAACCAGACCCTAAGAATGTTTGCAATCTTTGTGGTGGTAATGTCGGAAAAGATAATTTAATCCAAGGTCAGGCGGCAAATATTTGCTTTGACTGCTCAGATTTAGCGAAAGAAATCGCAGATGAAAAGCGTAAAGGAATAGCAGAAACGGAAATTAATCAAATTGCTAATACCCTATCCACTACTCGTGACGGTAATTTTGATGTAGATATGGCTCAAGCTCTAGTTTACGCCAATCGTTTATATAAAGCTGGATATAGAAAGGTGGAGTGATGAAATTAACAGAACGTCAAATTAGCACATTAAAAAATATAAATAATGGATATGGTCAGTTATGCAATAGTATGTCAATTTTCTCACTAGAGAATAAAGGTCTTATTAAGCTTCACCCAAAGGACGGATGGCAATTAACAGAGTTAGGCATTGAAGAACTAAAAAGGTGGAATGATGGATAAATCAAGACAGCAATTTGAAGAGTGGTTTAATGACGAATATGAAACAACAATGAAAGACTACGATGAGCCATTAATTGAGTTCGTTATGAAGCAACTATTTATTGTATGGCAAGCATCGCGCGAGAGTTTAATTAATAATTTGCCAGATAGCATTAATTGCCCTACCGCACCAGAATTAATATGGCTACAGGTTGACCCCGAGCCAGAGGAGATAAATAAACCTGAATTTCCAGTTAATTTACGTAGTGATAATGTGACTTGGTGTGCAGATAGAATTCATCCAACTGACACATTATATATTCGTGCTGATTTAATTCAAAAGTAAATAACCATGCAAATAATCGGATATGTATTACTCATGCTAATGCAGGGTTCTGCTGTGCCTGTAACGGAAGATTTATATACGCAATCGGAATGCAATAAACGTGCTGAATATTTAATGTCAGTGCGGAATGTTAAAGTTATTTGTGGTGAGGTAATGAGAGATGAATAAATTAAAAGAGGAAATAATTAATCTTCTAAAATACAACAAATTGACAAATGCTGAATTATATTACTTATGTAGTCCTGAATACTCTAAAAGTCAGGTTAGTTGTGTAATTGGTCATTTAGAAGCAGGTGGAATTATCAGGAAAGGAATTTGCGAATATTGGGAGCCAACCAATGAATAAATACTCCGAACTATCTGACTTCGAGATTAATAAAAAGGTTGCTGAAAAGTTAGGTGAAGAATGGTTTGTTACAACCACTGTGTGGGATGAATTAGTTGTCATGGTGGGTAGTAAGTGCTTCAAACCTTGCAACAACCCGTCAGACGCAATGCCTATTATTATTGAGAATGAAATATCGATGATTAAAAGCTCGGGCGGCTGGATGTGCTGCCATGGTTCAGTTGGTCATGTTTATCATGGAAGTTTATACCGTGGCGCTATGGAATTATTCTTAATGATGAAGGATACGGAGAATGAAGGCTGACTACAGAGGTAGCCACACACCAAAGGAATTGCGTGATAGATGGCAAACTAAGAGGTAAATGATATGCCAAAAGCCAGATATATAGATATAGAGGAAATGAAAAAACTATTCACATACAATCCAGATACAGGAGATTTAATTTGGAATTATCGAGATGTCTCTGAGTTCAAAAATGAACATGCAGCCAAATCATTTAATAATAAAAAAGCTGGAAAGGTTGTTGGTAATATCAGGGTAAATAAGAATGGAAAAAAATATAGGTCAATAAAAACCAACACCCAAACTCATCTAGCGCATAGAGTTTGTTGGGCTATCTATCACAATGAGCAACCTGAAATGATTGACCATATTAATGGAGATGGAACCGATAATAGAATATCTAATTTAAGAAGTGTTAGCGTTACTGAAAATAATAGAAATGCCAGAAGGCATAAAACTAATACATCTGGATATTCTGGTGTATCGAAATATAGCGAGTGTAAATGGCAAGCTAGTATATGGGTGGGAAATAGACAGATTAATTTAGGGCACTATGATACAAAAGCGGAAGCAGTAGCCGCTAGAAAGTCCGCTGAAAAAGTTTGCGGATATCACAAAAATCACGGTTCAACTAGACCGCTTTAATATCAAACCAAGAAAGATAATTAATACTGTCGATAGAGACGAGTTAATTAATATCGGCAATAAAATATTAAATGAATGGAAAATAGCATAGGTGAATTATGAGATTAATAATTCGAGGTGAAGTCACACCCATAGAAATGATTGATATTAATGAGGCACTGGAAGCCCATAAAAAGAAATATAATCGAACTGGAATAATCGTTAACCACAAAATAAAGATAGGAAAGAATATCTACCCAGTCGAAATAGAAAACTGTCGCAAATCATATATGGTCACATTGCGTAATAAAAGGCAAAGACTATGAATACACAAGCAATGGAAAACGCACGAAGGCAAATAGCAAAGGAATGCTTAATCGAACTAAGAAGCCACGGAATACCCAACGACAAACTAACCACTCAGATCCTAGATAAATACACACCAAAGTTTAAGCCTCTAAATCACATGAACTATCAGGACAAGATGGCCCTATCGTATTACCTGCGGAAATTACAAAAGGAAGAGAAAGATGGAATATAAATTATTACGCTTGGATGAAGTTTTAGATAGAACGGGATATAGCAAGTCATGGACTTACAAATTAATAGATAAAGGAGAGTTTCCAAAGCAAGTTAAAATAGGCTCTCGTTCGGTTGCTTTTATTGAAAGTGAAATTAACGAATGGATAGAGCAACGAATTAATAACACTCGCTGCCCTGAAAAAACTATCAATTGAATTTTATTTCTTTTTACTTCTCAGCTCATCTATATAATCAGCATACCACTGCATCATCTCCCTTCTACCCTCCAAATACAGCGCATGGTTATAAGTGCCACGGATAGAGTTTTTATCAACATGAGCAAGTTGTAACTCTATCCACGCTGTATTAAATCCTTTCTCATGCAATATTGTACTCATGGTGTGTCTAAAGCCGTGACCAGTAGCCCTTCCTCTATACCCCATTCTTCCAATCATTGTATTTATTGCCATTTCTGACAGGTGTTTCTTATGGTTAGTTCGACTAGGGAAAATATACTGATAATCGCCACTTATTGGCTGTATTTGACGTAGTAAAGAAATTACCTGATCTGACATTGGCACAACATGCACTCTACCCATCTTCATGATTTTTTCTGGTAGTTTCCATGTCTTGCTTTCAAAGTCGATAAATGACCATTCTGATTTTCGCAACTCTCCCGGTCTTAAACCAGTGAGCATTAAAATGTTTAAAGCAGTTCTAACGATCTGACTTCCTTGATACTTGTCTACCGAAGATAAAAACTCTGGTAATTCATCAGCCAATAAGTACGGATAGTTTTCTCGCTGATGCGGAATAAATGCGCTAGCTAAGTCAGGAGCAGGATTGTATTCAGCTCGTCCAGTGATAATGGCGTATTTCCAAACCTCACCACAACGTTGTCTCACCTTCTTTAATTTCTCGGTAACACCGCGTTTCTCCATTATCGAAAGCACTTCAAGCAATTCGAGAGGTTTAATCTCTGCTATTGGGCGGTCTCCAATGTATGGGAAAACATCATTTTCAAATGCTTCCATCATGTCATTGCGATAACCTTCAGACCATCGGTCTTTTCTTCCCTCATACCACTCTAGAGCAATGCTTTTAAACGTATTGCTTCCCTCGAATTTTGAATCCCTTTTCTTATCCTTCTTTATCTTGTTGGGATCAACACCATCAGATAACTGCAGTTTTGCGTCATCCCTTTTCTTTCTGGCTTCCGCGAGAGTTATCGTTGGGTAGACACCGATAGCTAAAACTTTCTCTTTGCCATCTATACGGTATTTTAATCTCCAATATTTACTTCCTGATTTTGTAACTAATAGATATAAACCTCCTCCATCAAATAGTTTGTAGTCCTTTTCTTTTGGCTTACTGCTATCAACTTGCTTAACTGTTAGTTTCATATTGGGGGTATTAAATATTAAGGGGGTATAATGTCCCCCCAT